TACCTGGATTCTTATCTTTCCACATATAATATTTTTTATTAGCTGCTTCAGAATCTAAACCTGTAACATCCAATGTACCATCATCTGCTGGAGCACCTCCTGCAGCACCAGTAGAACTAGCACCTTCAGCACCTTGATATGTTCTTAAAGCACCTCCTCTAGCATACATAGCAGACTTAGGTCTTCCCATATAGTTTCTAGAGTTAATACCCATAGCCATACCATACTCTGCTTCTGGCATATCATCATAAGGTAAATCATAACCTCCCATGGACATACCGTACTGAGCCATTTCTAATTGTTCACAGGGTACACATTTATTTTGAGACTTTCCTTGTACAATTACTTTTTTCATGCAAGGACAATTTTCTAAACTACGTTTATATATTTCTAACTCTTCTTGGGGTGTAGGATTTGGTAGAGGTTCTCCCGTTTCGGAATCTATTCGAGTTCCCATATTTATATAATTTAAGTCTTTTATTAAATTATTATACTCTTTAAGTTGATCTTTATTTAGTGGTCCTTCTCCAACTGGAATACTTTCAGGGCGATGCCTTATTTCATCATATTTTTGCAAAGTTTTGAGATACTCTTGCATACCAGGTTGATTTCTGTCATAATTTAAATTTTTAATTGGGTCATCAGACTTTGGTGTATAAATAGGACCTAATTCTAAACCATCTTGTGCAAAAGGCATAGTATAACCACCCATAGCCATACCATACTGAGCCATTGGTTGCTCCATTTCTCCTGGTTGAGCAATAGGTTGTCCTTGATTCATTTCTTGAGCTTGTTGAGCTTGTTGAGCATAATCAGGATCTTGTTCTTCAGTATTTTGTTGTTGTTCTACTTCTTTCAACTTACCATCAATCTGAGAAGCAAATTGTTTAATAGAAGGATCAACAAATGTATCTTCAGTATATTGATTTTCTGCAGTCATTGGTTTAGCTACAGCTGGTATACCTTGAGGGAATCCTTTCTTACCTTCTTGTACTAAAGCTAGAGCAGCAAGTTTAGACTGATAATTTTTAATCATCAGCTCTGCAGTTTTTCTATCAATTGCATCTGAGTCTGGATCTTGAAGAATCTTTCTGTACTTCTCAATATCATATTGTTTAGCAAGTGCCGCTGGAGTATAACTTTTCTTACCCTTACTACCTTTACCAAACATTTGTAAGAACTCAGGTTCTTTAATGTTCATACCTCTGAAGTCACTATATATAAAAGTGTCATCAGGTAAGTTTAATGGAACACCACCGCCAGAGTGTCTAGGACCTTTGATAGTTTTGTGTTCTGGCATTCCATCACCATTGATGTCACCATATACAGTTTCTCCTCCTTCTGCTTCTAGATTAGCTTCTTCTCTAGGAACAGCCGTCATATACTTGCTGGCTTTTAGACTTGGTTTACCTATATAAGTATTATAATCTGCACCACCCATAGCTGGTACATCATTAGCTAAAGAACCTTGTACTTGGTAACCTGTTCTAGCTTGCGGTACTTTTTTAATTCTTACTTTCATCTTATTAAGATTATAAATATTCTACTTCACCTCCGTTAGCAATAAACTCTGCTAATTCTTCTTCAGTCATATCAACTTCATCTCCCTCAGTATATCCACCCTCTTGCATGTAGCCTCCAGATTGACCATATGCAAATCTACCCATAGTTTCTTGACCTGTTTCATTAGGTCTAAACATTCCTGTTTGTTGACCATAAGCTACATAATCTCCTTTGTCTTTATTAGTAGAAGCTCCATAAAGACTATCAGCATTAAAGTTATTTGCATACATTTCATTTTGTTGCTTAGCTTGATCTAAACCACGCATACCTCCAGTAAATGCATCAAGACCCATATTTAACTTGCTATTGAAATTAACACCATTAAATTTTCTTCTTGTTTCTACATCTTGTGCTATTAAATCATCTTCCTCTTGTGTATCTTTTTGTGTATCTTTTGTATTAAGAAGAGCTTCCTTAAATTTATTTGGATCTAATATATCAGGTAATGCAGAATCATCATCTTTTTCATCAGCTGGGGCTAACATAGGAGCACGCCATTCTTGTTTTTTTGCAGGTGGAGCCATAGCTAATGGACCTGTACCAGGTTTCATAACTGTTGTATCAGATGCAGGATTTAGACCATTAGTAGGTGACTTAACACCTATTTGAGCTTTTGGTAAACCACCGTATCTTTTTTCATACTCAGCTTCTCTACCTTCTTTTTCCATTTGCATTCTCATTGCTTCTTCCTCAGCTTCTTTTTTTGTTGTTGCTTTTGATTTACCTGTAGCAAATCTATAATAAGGATTTAAACCTGGATCATCCATACTAGAAGAAGGTGTAAATTCTTCTCTAGTCTGTACTGCATTTTGTATTGTTGGTAAATACCAATTTTCTATAAAATCTCCTTTATCTGAAGTATTTAATAATTGTGAATTAGGATTAAGATAAGTTTCAAGTACTCTTTGTTTCTCTATAGCAGGAGCTTTTAACATATTTTCTCTATCAGCATTTGAAGCATTGATCATTTCAATATCTTCTGGAGAAAGTCCTTCTGGTAATGCAGCTTCTACAGTTCCATTATCCCACCATTCAGGTTTATCCATACCTTGTTCTTGAGACCATTTTTCAGATCTTCTTACTCCAGCTTCTAATTCTTTTTGTTTTCTTCCTACTTCAGCTTTTTCTCTTTTAGCAAAAAACTGTTCAGCCGGTGTTAAGTTTTCATCTTCATTTTCATTCTCTAACTTAGCCCATTTTCTTTCTTGTCTTTTATCTCTTCTGGACAATTTTTCATATTGGTCATCAGGTATATTATACTCACGTTTTTTAGAATCATCATCATAAACATCTCTTTGTGGTTTATGATTTGGCTGAGGTCCTCTTTTAAGTTCATCAATATAATCTTCACCAACTTTACCAATGTTACCACTTTTAGAATAGTAATCAGTATATTTTTTAGGTCTTCCTAGTATACCTCTTTTATGTACAGTTCTTGCTACAGGAGTTAAACCTGTTAAAGGATCTTTATACAAAGCACCCGTCTTAGCATTATATGGATTATTAGCTGTAGTATATTTTTCTCCTAATAAGAAATCACCAAGTTTTTGCATTCCTCCTTTTTGTGCTTGAGGCATATCAAAACCACCTTGACTAAACATGTCAGGTTGACCTTCTCCTATATAACCACCTTGTTGTGCTATAGGTTCAAAGCTACCCATTTGACTTGACTTTTGTCTGTTCTGAGCAAGTTCTTGTGCAGATTGCATTAACTCAGGATCATTAGACTTCATCATCTTATCATAGATAGAATCTATGGCAGCTTTACTAGATACTTCTTTTAGTTTATCAGTAAATGAAGATTTAATTTTAGAAACATCATTTGTTAAAGTATCTTTTTTATTACCTCTACCTATTTCAGTAGACTCTTCTGCATCACCACCTTCTTGTTTTTTGATAAGAGATAATACATTTTTTGTAAAGTTCTTTTTAGAACCTCCTTTTTTATAGTAACCATAACCATCTCCTAATGTATCCCATTCAATAGGTGTATAATTACCTTCATATTCACTTATGTCTTTTCCAAAATCACTAAAGTCATCTTTTACAGTTTTACCTACAAAGTCTGCAAGTGAGACTAATCTGTCATTTAAATCATCACCAGCATCTTCTTCTTCACCTTCATTAGCTGATAATTGTTCATATGATAAAATTGGTCCACCATCTTGAAATTCTTCTTCACTGTTAGCAATTATATTTGAGTCTTCTTCATCAGCATATGAATTATAATAATTCATACCATCACTTGCAGCATCTTCCTCTTCAGTCTCTTGATTCTCTTGACCTACAGGTTGAAACTCAGACTGACCAATTTTAGATTCTTCAGCAGATCCTTCTTTAGTTTCTGGTTGCTCTTCTTCTTCTGGAGCTTCCATTTCTTGCATAACTTGGGTTAAAATAGGATATGCTATTTCTTTAGGAACACCTTTAGAAACTAATAATCTATATATTTCTTCTGGCTCCATTTGATTATCTAGAGCTCCAGTTACATATTGTTTTAATGCTTCTATTTGTTTTTCCTGCATGACTTCCTCACTTCTTGTTTCCGCACCCATTTGTGCTTTCTTCAAAAACTGACCTGTCTTATTTATATATTCACCTTGTCCGTTGGGAGCTTTGTAAATTCTAACTGTTCTTCTTTCCATTTGTAAAGATTATAATTTAATATACTAAAAATAAATTTATTGTTTAAACTTTAAAAATTTAGTCTACATCTTCAACAATGTAACCTTGTTTAATATAGTCTTGAATTTCTTTAGAATTAAGTTTTAAAACTATACCACCTTTTTGAGCTTTAACTAATCCTCCCAATTTATTCATTTTACCTGGTTCAAACTTGAGCAAATTCTTGTTAGGTTTTTTGTATAAATTCAGTGATTTTAAAATATCAATTGCTTCTTCAGGCATTGGTTCTGGCAGCTTATCTTCCCCTAGTTTTTTAAGAGAACGTCTACTTAAATCATTTCTTGTATCTAAAGTGGATATAAGTTCAGGATAATTTTCACGTATAAGTTTCTCTTGCTCTTTAGTAATAAACTTATCTGTTATTGATTTATCAATATTTTTTAAAGCATCCCATCTTTTTTTCAAATGTGGATGTAAATTACGTAAATCACTATTACTTGAATTTCCTGAAGGATCAAGTTTTTTATATTCTTTATATACTTCATCTATTTCATTTCTCCAGTTTTTATAGTTTTGAATTTTTTTCTGTAATTCAGCATTACTATAAACATCAGATTTTCCTAAAGTTGGTTCTGAAGTAATACCAGACTTTAAATCTTTTAATGCTTCATCACCTTCAGAAAATTGTTTATAATTAAAATCACCTACATTATCAAATGTTTCTTTACTATAATTTGGATTCTTTTTAAATAAATGATTTAAACTTTCATCTAAACCTATACTAGTTGCTCTTTTTGGTATTGAATTTGCTTTTGTTTTACTTAGTTTTCCTGGTAAAGTTGTAGCATATTTACCTAATTGTTTAAGACCTTTACTTACTGGTTTATATAAAGGATAAGCATCCATTGCTGTAAACATATTTTCAGCAACAGCATCTACATAATCAGAACCTTTACCAGACTTATTAGCTTTTTTCCAAGGTTCAGCAACTTTACCAGTTACTATATCAGTTAATGCAGTACCAGCAAATCCGGAACCTACTAGATTATTAATACTTGATCCAGGTAAACTTTTAACTAAAGACTTTTTAAGTCCAGCTTTACCTGATTGTACTAATGATGATTTAACAGCATTACGTCCAAGAGAAGTTAAACCTTTTGCTAAACCGATTGTACCTTTAACTCCAGCACTTGTCATACCAATAGGTAATGTCCAAACATCATCTACAGGCTGTGCTGCACCAGAAGATCTATTTTCCCATTCTGCTATCTTTTTACCATAAGCTCTCATTTCTGGAGATAGTCCAGCTTGAGTATCATTATAGACTTTACCATCTTTACTAATAACTTTAGTATATTTAGTTCCATCATCTTTTGTTACTACAATAGTTTTATTACCTTTCTTATCGGTATGTTCTTTTGAAAGTATAACTTTTGATTCACCACCTTTCTGAGCTTGATTAAGTTCTGGTACAGATATGTCTTCTACTATATAACCACCTCTTCTGTATTCTTCTATTTCATCATCTGTAAGATCTGCTTCTATATAACCACCATCTTCATATTCTAGTTCATTACCCGGTTCTACTTTATTAAAATAGTCTTGCATCTCTTCTTTAGACATATTTTTTCTATTTGTAGAAGAAGCTTTAAATTTCCATGAACCATCTGGATTTTCCATCCATTCACCTCCTGGAGTTTCTTCATTAGAATACATGCTTTCATTACTGAATGTTGGATGATTTGAAAACTTATATGTATCAGGAGCATGCCCAGGACCATTTATAAATTCATCATAGCCTGCTGGATCATTCTGATGAAACTGTTGATCATCATAATCATAAGAAGGTTGAATATTTCTTGGACCAGATGTATTTTGAGGACCCCCTTTTTGAAAGTAATCTACATTAGGATCATAGATTCTTTTTGAGTAATCTTTAAATAAAGGACCTTTTTGCATGAGTTTATTTGTACCCATTATGCTCTTAGTCTTTCTTTTCTTTTTAGCTCCTCCTTTTTTCATCTGTGGGTATTCATCCACATATTGTGCTCCAGGAAAAGTATAGTCTGCTCCCGGAAGCATTATCTTTCTCTGACCATTATTGGCTACACCTAATACAGGATAGCCTACTCCTTCCATAGTAATATCATTACCAGGAATTCTAGTAGGTAAACCAGGATACTTCCACTGACCCATTGGATCAGTGATTATATCTTTTGGTTTCTTAGGAGCTTTAGCCTTGTCCAACTCAGCTGTAGCTTTAGATAGAGTCTTCTTGTTATACATTATCTTAGAGAAATTTCATTTTTACTATTGTCAATTTTCAACACAATATTAGTGTTACCAGATATATTTTTCTTGAAGTTAATAAAACTCATGTAATGTCTGAATTTTTTTCTTTGTAATTCTGGTTTAGCATAGTTAAGATTATTCTGATTTAATACTCTTCTAAAACCATCTGGTTCTGTAATCCATGTATTTAGATTACTATAATTACCTATCAATGTTGTAGTTCCAGGTACATATGGTCCTTGTCCAGCAGGGTAAGCTGTACCAATTGGAAACTCACCTCTATCTTTTGTAATATCCCAGAACTGATTAAATCTATATTTGTTTTCTTCTTTTGAAAATAAAATATCAAATGAAGTTAAGGTAGTTGGATTTAATCTAGGAAACTGTCTTGTAAGAGCAAGATCATTCTTAGGATATATATTAAGATTCAAATAACCTGATACTTGTTCTGAGTTATACACAACAGCTGTATCAAAGTTATAATCTAATACATGATAAGAATCTACACAGTTATCTGTTTTTCTATATGCTTCCATTATGTATTCTACCGATCTTGTAGTTGTAACCGCTTGACCTGTTGTAATTGGAACATCAATTTCACATGCATAATCAATACCATAATAATTACAATACTTATCACAGATCCAGTTATGTCTCCAACCACCAGTACCTTTTGTAGATATGAATACATCTTTAGTAGGCATAAATAAATCTGGATGCCAGTCATGGAAACTAATCCAGAACTGATTCTTAGGATCATAACTTATAGTCCATGATGCATCTCTAAATAAAATTGGATCACCAAGTTTAAATCTAGCTGTAGTATTACCATTGATGATAAAATAATCACCTGTACTATCACCTTTAAGTGGAATGTATGTTACTTTTCCTTTGTACTTATCTTTAAGTTCATAATCTTTCTTACAGAAGTATAGAATAGTATTTGTATTATCAAACACTGCTTGACATCCAATACCTGCTACAGGATTATCTTGATAAGGATATAATGGAAAGTCTTGTGTTAATTTGTACGGTAAGAACAAAGTGAACCACCATTTCATACCTTGCTGAGAAATCTCTTGTAGTCCTTCTCCCACTGAGAATATTTTACCTGCCGCTTGAGACATGTAGAATATACCAACTGGTGTAGATATTACAGACAATCTATTTTGTGATGCACCATATTCATATGGTTTATCTGCATTAGATAATTGCTGTGGTGCTTGGCTGAATAAACCTCCATCACCTAAAGTAACTTTAGTACCTAAATCAGTTTGCAGAGTATTATGAGTAAGTATATAATTATCTGTAATGTAGAGTTCATCAGGGGCATCTGTTTTAATACATCTTGCTTGTTCTATACCTTCATAAACAACATTATTAATTGTTCTCACAACTAAATCATTACCAACCTTAAACCTATTACTTTTTCTAAATAAATAAAAAGGATTAATTTTCATTCTTATACGTACTCTATACTCAACAATAAATTTGCCACTTGTATTTTGTTTGGTGTAGTTATCTATTTTAGCTAAACCACCTAAACTATGGACTAAATTTACAACATCATCAGCCAATGTTTTAGAAATTGTTGAATAACTTATTTTATTATCCCTGCTAATTGTTCCATCACAATCTAATAAACCTTGTAATAAGGCAAATCTCTGATCACTTGTTCCAAATAAATAGTTATTAGGTATAAATTTATTTTCTGATTTCTTTTTATATAGTTTTAATTTATTTAACTCTTGAGTAAAAATATTTGAATTTTTTCTTCTTTGAACACCTCTAAAAGAAATATCTAATTTATAAGAAATAGTATTGTTTTTATCATTTAACCTTTCTATTATTTCTCCTGTACATTTTGATTCCAATTTAATCCTTTCTATTATTTCTTTATCATTACAAGTAATATTAGGTGTTCCTTTAGTCATACAACCATCTGCAATTAATGCACCTAATACATAAGGTGATATAATATAATCATTATGAGTAAATTCAATTGGGTCAGGAGTAGGAATAGCATCTCTATTATGTAATTTATAGTTTAATTCTAATGTAGATTTAGTAACTTCTTTTAAATAAGTTTTATAAGATTTACATCTAGCGTGTCTATTTAAAATATTCCAATGATGTGTATCAGAAGCTCTTACTGATGACCCATCCTTGAAATAAACTCTATATATTGGTTTATCTCCTATTTCATATACATTCAGTATATTATGAATTTTACCATCCCTACCTATTACTTTGTCGTTAATTGTTATTTCACCCATAGTTTTCCAACCATTTGGTGTTAATAATTTAGAATCAAGAGGTTGAGAATCCACACCCTGATACATCATAGGACTATCATTTTTAAATGTAATTATTAAACCAGATTTATTTATTGACTTAACACCACTTACATGAGACTTAAATGCTTTGTAATTATTTACTAAATAAACAAACCAGCTATCTTTTATTGCTTCATCTTGTTGAGGCAATGAGTAAATAATTCTATTTGGATAATATGTAAAACATAAGTCAGCTACATTAGGATCATAATATCTATTTTGCACACTACCTAATGAGAAATATTGGTTATATAACTTAGAAACACTTAATGAATAATCATATTGATTGTAACTATTTACCCCATATATATTTGGGTTTGTATCAAACATTGCATTGTAATCAGTAAAGTTATATGGATTATAATACTTCCTTGCAATCTCTTCTGGTTGTGTTCTAAAATCAACTAATACTTCTGACTCAACAAAGAAATCTCTTATTGATGATACACCTAAATAGAAATAAGAATCTTTACAAGTAAAGAATCCTGGATAGTTTGCTGCTTTATCATTACTATAATTATATTTTTTAGACTTATCAACAAAGTAATCTAAATTATAAAAATCAGTTGGTAATATACCTTCACCAGGAGCAAATGTATTTGTTCCAGTAATATAACCTATAATATTTGTTATTTTAAGAGCTCCTGCTAAATCTTGTGCATCATAAAGTCTACTATTTAATCTAAACCTTGGATTAGGAATCATACTTCTCAAGTAATAATTATATTCAAAACCATCTGGTTGATCATATAACCAATCAAAGAAGAAACACATAGTATCTTTTTCAGTATATCTATTAATGTAAGTATCACCACCAAACATTAAAGGAGTTCTGTAAATTGTATTTTTTATTATGTTAACAGAATTACAAACTAAAGTAGTAGAATTAATGGTATAATCAGAAAGCTTTTGCTCACATGTTCCAACCGGTAATTGCTTGATAGAATCTAACTGACCATACTGGTTTCTTACTCTACCTCTTATAGCACCATAGTGACTTCTAATAGGTAATGAAAAAGTTCTATCAATATTACCTTTAAAATCAGGTAATTTTGTACCTACTGGAAGTAAAGAAATAGGATTTGTTTGTATTAATGTACCTAATGTAGTTAATGATTTATCTGATTTATCACCAGGTAATAATAATAATTTAGGACCTATGTTTTGGTTGTTACCAGCTTTAGTTCTCACAATTACTTTAGGTGATCTTTTAATATTATTAATATTATAAGATTTCCAAGCACCTGTGTGATCTTGATATCTAGAAACAGTTTGAATATTATCTCTTAGATAAAAACCATCTTCCATTTTAAATCTAGTAGTATCAGTATTTAAGTTTTTATCAATATTAGAATAAAAACCATATGCTTTTTGTTGTAAAGCTTGTTGTTTATACCCTGTTAAAGCATAAATAAGATCTAATGTTACTCTCATTCCTTCTGAAAAGTAATAAGCAAAGCTTTTAACATTGTTTAATGCTTTTAATGTATCAGGTAAATATCTTGAATCATTCCATTCAGAATGTATTTCTTGAGATGTATAAATACCACCTAATACATCTTTACCATCATTTGCGGCATCAATATATACATTTTCATATTTACCACCACCCGCTGCAATATTTTTACTGATAGCGGCAAAAGTATTTTGAGCATCTAATGCACCAGGTTGCAAAGGTGTACCATTTAAATCATCTAATACATCCTCAAAATCATCAGGCTTACTAACTTCAATACCTTCATCTTCTGTAGTAATTTTACCACCGCTTATATCTGAGACTTTTGTATTAATCTCTCCTGTTCCCAAGTAGAGAGTATTTACAAGCGAACCTCCACCACCGCCCTCTAATTTTGTACCCTGAACATCAGGTACTACAATACTCTGGTAAGCGGGACCTTTAGATACACCAGTTCTTTTACCAACAGATGCAATAATTGCTTCGGCCAATCCTGCAAGTAACATTGGTACAATAATAACATCTGATAACAATTTAAATTTAGGATGATCTGATGGAGTATTAAAATTTTGTTGACTGTATCCGGATAGTTGACCATAAGTTTTAAATTCTGTAGTGGATAAAAATGGTGTTGTCATCATAGTATCCGGTGAATGGAAACTAAATATATCTTCTGGTACAGTTTGAGTATATACAAAGTCTGGATCATTACTTATACCAGCTCTAATAAATGGATCATTATATCCAGCTACATGGCCTAGTAAAGTATTACTTAAAGGTTTTATAGTATTAAATGGATAATTAGGATACAAACCTGTAGTACTATTAGTACCTGAACCAGGAACCTGATAAGTTCTTAAATTGTTTACCATTCCTTTAGCAACAATAGTTTTGTTACCTTCTCTAGATCCTCTAAGAATTTCAAAACCTACAATACCTGGTATATCATTACCATCATTATCTTTTGGTAAAGCAACATTTTCAAAATAAACACCCATCAGTCTAATAAAAAACTGATTAGTATTATTTATAGGATTAGGATTTCTTCTAAAATGTGTTACTGTATCTGCTGTACTTCCAGCTGCATAATCTTCTGGAAATTTATGATGTCTAATATACTTACCACATAAATCAAACTCTTCTGGTTTTAGAACGGCTTGTTGACCTGTCCAGCAGTGAGCTGATGGATTCCATATATCTGGTCTATTATCAGGATACTTCTCTGTTGATTCCCAGTATCCCATATCTCCAGTTGCTATAACCTTTCCTCCATCATCACTAAAAGTACCTACTACAGAGGATGAATTATCTATTGTAGCAGTATTATATACTTCAAATACTTTATCATCTGAATATAATGTATTTTGATTACCTGTTAACTCAGCATTTTCAAGTGTAGGTACTCCGTTAGGAACATTAAAGTTTTTTGGTGGTCTTCCCGGAATATGGTATGTTGATGTTTTATCCCCTGTATTATAAACCCATCTAATAAAAAATGAATATACTTCATCTCTCATGTAGTTGGTTTTGTTACCACCTTTCATATAGTAATCAGCAGGATATTCTACAGAAGCCCACTTAGTTCTAATTAAGTTAGCTAAAGGTTGATAATTAAAATCAAACTTACTTCTTGGTCCTACTCTTAGCAAATAATTATTTACTTCTGCTATCTGATCTGAAGTTTCAAATACTGGAGTTTGTAATGGTAATTGTTCAAGAGGTATTGTTATGTTAGCTCCATTATCAATTTGATCAATACTTACGGTAGATGTATTAGTGGAGTATATACCCATTAACTGCGCTACAGTTTGTTGGTTAACACACTTTACTATTACTAATTGAAACTCATCAAAGTTTACATTATCTGCAGATATGTTTAAAGTAAGTGATCCTTGAAGATCTTGAGGAGAATATATAAACTGATAATTACTTTGTGCAAAGTAATCAGTTACTTTCTGTCCCTTTATAGTATATGCTATAAGAGCAAAATATGTCCCGTTAGCCAGTGTACCCCCTTGTTGTCCTCTTGTTAAGTTTAAACAAGGTGTAGTCATAAGTCTTGCCAGTCTTATGTGTTCACAATCTAATTTGTTTGTGTTCTCACATATGTTACAGTCATTAACAACTTCACATTTTTCTACCCACTGTACATTTGGCCAAAGTATTTTAGTTCCTCCAGGTCCTTGGTAGTAATTTGCATTAGCTCCTATGGATGTTATGTAAGAATAATCTGGTCCAGGCCATGTTTGTGGATCTCCAACATTTAAATATCTATCTGGATTTAAACCATCACCCCAATATACTTGCCAAGTACAATCTTCTTTTAATCTTGATACACCAGATATTAAATATCTTTTATCAAAGTTTAAGCAAGCATCAATTACAATAGGTTTATAACTACATTGTTCTTCTTCAAATAAACCAATTTCAGAACTTACAGGCTGACCATTTGCGTTATGACCCGCTGTAAATATCACCCACTTATCTGAAAAAAGATATATAGCTCCTATTACTAATTTTTCTACAGCAATACTTGGCATAAATGTACCAGCATTAAAACAAATATAATTAGCAGCTTCATTAGATATTGAACCTACTTTACCTGTCTTAGAGTTATTCACCATGTTGACAGCATGTGTCCACATACCGTCTGTAACATATGAAGGATCTGAATCTTTATTAAGCCCCTTTATAAAACTATCCGTTATAGTCTGGGAAGTATCTTGCATATCTGCCATCTTAGATCACTTTAGTATTATAATTTAACCTAGCATAATTACCAAATGTTGGAGCTTTAAACATGTCATAGTATTTAGAATACTGAGCTCTTCTATTAGTCCACCATATTTGCTCCATCTCTCTAAAGTTTGGAGTGTTAACTAAACTTAATGCATTTACTCTAGCATCTTTTAGTTCAGGTAAAATGATTTGTAATCTTTGAGCTACATCCTCTCCATTCAAATATAAGTTTTCAAGAATTCTTTTCTTGAATGCATATTCATAGTAATCATTAAGTCTTGGATGATCTGGAACCATCAAGTTTCCATTCTCATCTTGTAGTTCTCCTTGGTAATTTACATAAACATGACCATCTTGGAAAGTAGTAAAAAGAAAACCATCTTTAAGCCAACCTTCATCTGGACCATTATGATATAAGTTAGGACATTCACATTCTATGTTCTGACTTGGTTTCATTCTTAACTGAACAAGTGTATTATATTTTCTTGTAAGTCCTGAGTGAACTACTTGGATTAATTCATATGACTCTCCTTTACAATTCATAAATACTCTTGGAGCTACACATGTATCTCCATAAGGATTCTCTGGATCATAAGTTGGTGTTGTATTTGTGATAGGTGTATTAGACCCACAAGCTGCCGTATGATTACAAGGATTAGAATTACAGGTTCTACAGTTAACTGTTGCTATAGCACAACTATCTACACCACCAGGAAATTCTTGATATTTTACAGTTCCTAATGGAACCTCTTGTATATTAGTTCCACCAACTCTTCCATCATAACCAACATGCTCTGTTCTTTCATGGCAGGACATACCAAAATTCCACACATAGAAGTCGTCTGGGAGCTTAACTCTTCCATGACAGATATCTAGTACCACTTCTTTAGTTTGATTGATTCTAAGACCTAAATCATAATTGATCTTTCTAGCAAGTTTAATTAATTGCTGTGGCTCAATCATGTTCTCTAAAGCAAAGCTTGATAAGTCAATCTGAACATCTTCCATCAATTGGTCAAATGTTCTGTATTTGAGTGTATAATTAAAGTCCATTATCTTAAAATATTTTGACCGTCATCAGTACCATCAACTGGTATTTGAGCAATCATGGTTAATTCTTTTAGTGTGTACTGTTCTATTTCTGAAAATAAATAATCAGGAAATGGAAATGGTTGATCTTGTTTAAGTTTACATTGATCTTCTGGATCACATTGATAAACTGTGATGTCACCATCAAATATAGCTTCTATTCTTATGGCCTCCCAATCAACATTAGGTAGATACAAGTAGCCATTTAAAAACCAAAAATATTTTCTTGTGTTATATTTAAAAGTAGTTGATCTTGTTATAGAAACCCAAGTACCAGGATTTGTTCTAAACATAATATCACTACCATCTATTGAAGATACAGTGCGTATAATAGGACCTAGTATACCATTTAATATAGAAGGAATTTTTTCTTTAGTTCTTTTAAAGTAACATCCAGAATATACTCCTGTACATCCAGCTTCAATTCTATCTACATCTATAAGTTCTACAAAAGGTAATACAGAAAATATAGAACTTATTTTCATAAGCCTATACTGGTTGTCTTCTCTTTTAAGTAATGTTTGACCATACTTTAAAAGAGATAAATAAATCACTCTATCAGTTAAGAATGGATCTTCTTTTACTGCTTTAAGAGTGTTTCTCATTCTTGATATTGCTTCACCAACTGTTGTCATAATTCAAATTCATTATATGTTTTAAGAGCATTTTGGGTAAGTGCCGCTTCCTTTCCCGCATAGTATACTTGTTGATATAGTTTTTTGATTTTTTTATTATTCTCTACTACTCTGTACATATTCCAATTTTCAGGATATGATTTAGCAACAAGTCTTTTAAAATCTCTACATGCAACAAAAGTCCAATACTCTCTATTTTTCATTTTATGTTTTAGTGCATTGCTTGTAAAGAATATCTTTGCTAACTTTCCATCCGTAGCAAAATTATTATTATTTACTTCTACACCATACTGTCTAGATTTAGAAAAATCAACATTTCTTTTTTTACTTTGTTGACATGTTCCTACAAAAAGCCATCCAATTTGATCAGGTAGTTGAACACCATCTCTACTATCAACAACCATATTATACACTGTTCTATTAAATGTCTTTGTTATATTCTTTAACATGCTGTTTTCATACTTAGCATATCTAGGATACTTCTTTTTAAATCCATCAAAGAACTCTTTGTCTAAGAGATTAGATACTTCAGGTCTATATCTCGGTGCTGATAAATCAGGTGTCTTAAACTCTCTCATAATAATATAGTAAAAATTAGTTATATTAGCAAATATAGCTATAAAACAAAACCCCTACAAGTGCAGGGGTCTGTCCGTAGTTGTAAGAATAAACCAACAAACTTCAACTAACTAATATCAAGGAATATCAAATGGTGTCAAAGGATGATTACCTGTAGCAGTCATAATTTTTTTAAGTTGTTGCATCATCAATCCTAGTACTGTTCTAAATTCTAAATAATGACTATAATCAGGAGTTTGATAATTTGTAAAATCTATACTATAGGTATATGGTTGATCTGGTACATTTGGTCCTACAGGAATGTTTATTGTATTTGTTTCTATACCTGTTTTTTTATTAGGGTCTCCTGGAGATAATAATGAATTTTGCATTTGCTCTCTTTTAGATCTAAAGTTTACAGATTTTATAACAAAACCATCAGGTTGTCCATAATATAGATTACACATTGTAGTCAAGTTACTTAAAGAATTACATTTCTCATTAATTAAACCTTCCGGTATAATTATATCTCCTGTATTAGGATCTATATATTCAATATCATAATAAAAACTATAGGAAGCTAAAAAATATTCATCAATAGATTTTAACCAAGCATCATATGTGGCTCTTGCTGATCCAAATAAATCTTCATTTTCTGGAATATTTGTATTTTCCGTACAGGTATTTCCTACTGCACCAATTTGACAATAATCATCTATATCAAAGTTACAAACTCTTGGTCTGTGATTATTCCAAATTTCTATGTTCTTTATAAAACTCATAATTAAACTGGATATTTTAATTCATATTTAAATCTATGAAACATTACATAATCATTAGCCCAAAGAAAAGGTCCATTTGCTAATAAAAGTGCTTCAAATGATGCTAACCAAGCATTTCTTCTTAATCTGTCTATTTGACCTATGCTAACTATTATAGCACCTAATGTTACACTCCACATATTTGTAACGGGATCCCATGCATATTCACCAAATAAAGTTGGATCTAACGGATCAGTTGCCCATTTTACTAATTGACCGGGCTGTCCGGTAGGGGGTGTATTTCCAAAAGGTACAGCATCTATCCAATAAAATTTTGTACAATCTTCAGGATCCAACATTGAGAATCTTTCAGCTAATGTTTGATTAGCTAACGCAGGCCAAGGTATCTCAGTCCATATTCTAAATGTACATTCAGGACATCCCCATAAAATATTATAATTCATGAGACCTCCTTTATAAAATATTAATTGATCACCTAAATTACCAGGTTCCCATTGTGTATAATCCAAAGGACTTGTAGGTTCAGGTGAACCTACATTTTCATTAAGACTATTTTCATTAACTGCTAGAATATATTGATCTCTATTTTCTATATACTCACTTGCCGCATCTTCATATGATGGATAACCTTCAACGCAACAAATATTTTTTAATTCAGTACATGTAGGCATGTAATCTGGATCATCCATAAAATCCATTGGAGTTAAAGCAAATGGAGTTTCATATCCATTGTTATTAAATATCCTACCTCCTAAAAATGCTTGTCTTGGTTGAGGTGGATCAACTATTATAGAATAACAGTCTGATGCATAAAGGAAATGAACTGTTTCTTTACAGCCTCTTGAATCTTTAACTGTAAGTTGAATGTTACTTACTTTAATATTTTTATCTATATTACCTGTCATAATTGCATTAGCTGCAATACAAGTTAAATTCAAAGTAGGTAATGTTGTTGAGCCAGAAACAAAATGACCAACAAAATCTCCTTGAGCAATTTCCCATTCATATGTATAAGGTGCTTGACCATTTGCTACACTAGCAGTTAATGTTGGAGTATCCTCATCATCTGGATTTGGAACAATATTAACCCCTAGAGCACATCTTGGAGGTGTTTGACAAATTATATCAAGTATGCTTTGTAAAGCGGATTCTAAGTTTTCAAATTTACTAATTACTACAAAGGTAGTTCCACAATATAATATATTGTTATTTGTGTATTGTATACATGCTGAATCAAGTATCTCAGAACATGCATATGATTCTGGACAAGTTCCTGGATCAGGACAAATTGTATATGATTTAGGTGTATAGTTTAAAATTACTTTTTTATTGCTACCACCACAGTTTCTACAAACAGGCATAATTAAACTAAATTAGCAAATGTATAATATCTTGTTATTTTATTTAAAGCACCATCAGTAACATCTAATCTTATGTGAGACATATTAACAGCACCAGTTGCACCACTTATTCCACCTACCTGAAATGTATTACCTACTATAGGTGAAAGAATAACAGATGAAAAATTAGCACCACCAGTTATTGTATGTCCAACAAATGTTCCTTGTTCTATTGACCATAAAAATTGATATGGTGCACTACCACCAGATACACTTGCAGCTAACCCACCTTCATTATCAGTAATTTCAACTACTAGAGTACCACTTGTAATTTCACAAACTTTATCAACTATGTTTTGTAATGCTTGTTCTATAGTTGTATTAGTTGCTACAACAGTATCTGTACCACAATCTAAATTTAAACCTGTATATATAACACATGCTGAATCAAATGTCTCTTCGCACTTCTGTGGTGTAGGACATTCAGCTGGATCCGAGCATGGTGCTACAGGTAAGAAAGTATCTTTGCATCCGCAATTTTGACATGTATTTTCCATAACTAATATTTTATATTCCTGGTATTACGGTAAGATCACCTCTTAATTTAACAATTGAAAATCCTATATTATCTGAACCAACGTATCCTGAACCATCATAATTTCTATCAGAGTAATTTAAAACACTCATATATACAGGTGTTGTACTTATGTTACCTATTACTTTACTACATGTTAAATCAACTTGTCTTGTTACACCTGGTACAAATGTTTGTGTTTGACCTGCATATAGAGAACCACTATCAGCACATAAACCTATACCAAATGATCCTGCAGCACTTGTCCAAATATCATCTCCTGTATTATCAGGTTTTAAATGTACAAATGCTGAAATTAAATACATACCAGGTTCATTTATATAAAAAAAACCAGTTCCAACATCAAATGTGCCAAATGAACAACCTTTTGTATCAAATTGTGCTTGTGATACAAACCAGTTAGTAGCAGATTTACTTATGTTATAAGTAAGATTATCTACAGAACTTGTTGTTGTAATGTTATTAGGTTGAATAATTTTTTTAACAGAAGTTGGAAAACTAAACTGAGTACCTGCCGAAGCTAATTGAGAAGGCATTGTCATCCAACTACCAGCAGTAGCACTTGAAATTGTCCATTGACAACCAAACATTTCTAAACCATATTGGCTATAAACAGAATATGTAGTATCATCTAATCCAGGACCTGCTGTTGGGGTTACAGTAACAGTATTATTAGCAGTAAGGGCTGCTTGTACAATTGCTTCTTTACCTGATACTGTATAAATAGTATTTGCAGGATCTGTTGTATTTGTTGCTACTGTTATATTATTACCCGCAGCAACAGTAGTTCCTTTTGCATTTACTATATAATCAGTATTGTCTCCTACTACATTTGTAGTAACACTGGTAATATTTGTACCTGCAGAAACAGATGAGCTTTTAGCTTTTACATCAAAAGAAATTTCTGGTCCGCATGTTCCAGGAGTTGTTGTAGTAGTAACTGTAACATTAGAGTTACCTGCAGTTACATTATATCTTTTATATGCATCTCTAATATCTTGAACAGTTAACCACAAATCAATAAAGCTTTCACTTAAATTAGTTGGTGTAGTAATCCATGTAGTAGAGAATAATTGATCTAATGTTAAAGCACAGTCAGATAATGCACCATCTGTACCGCTTACAGTACTGTTACCTAAGTTATATGCTATTGTAATATCTGATGGTTGACCAGTTGTTCCAAGTAGTGCACAGTATCCATGGTCATTATCATTAATAAGTGCTGTAAGAATTATATTCAGAGGGTAAGCTACTCCCGCAACAACACTACCATCTGCTAATGTACAATCTGGTGTAACAGAAGGAAGTACGTATGGAGGTGTAGGTGGGATAGATTCTAATGCTATTACTCTATTTGTTATATTTGTAATAGAATTATTTATTGTAGTAATGTCATCTAGAATAGAACAGATAGTATTACCAATTAATTGTACATAGTCTAACAACTTCATTGTAGTTTGAGTACCTGTTTGTAAACAAGCAGCTACTGGTACAATACAATCTGTAGGACATGAACTATTTCCACGTGTAGGAAAAGCACTAGGTGCTGGTATACTATTTGTTTCACAAATCTTATCAATTAAAATTTGTAGTAATTGATTAATGTTAGTAGGTGTACCTGTTGTAATTTCTAAACAATCTAAATCAAGTGTAGAAATATTTACTGCATCTACAATGTCACACAACTGCATAGCTAATGCATATATTACATCTGTAATAGTATCTCCTGTACATAATTTTATACAAGGAATATTTGGACCTTGCCAAATAACACAGTTACTTGATATTGGACTACAAGGGCTGTTATCTAAATTAAGTGGTTTCATATCTTTTACTTCTTATTTTAATATACAAAATATTATTGACTTATACAATTTCCACAGCCGCATTCTGCAGGTGCGCAGCAAGACAATGCTTGAGTGCAATTAAAGTCAGGATCATTTAAGGCTTGCAAATCAATTACTTCTTTATTAACTATTAATCTTTCATCATCATCAGGACAACAATTACTTATACCATATCTTTGTTGTAAAACTTGTCTGTATAATACCTCCGCTGTTTGACAAGTTATTTTTTCAAATCTTTCAGGATCACAATTTGGAGTAGTGTATCCTGGTCTCATCATTCTACCAGTAATATCTACAGGACATATTTTATTCAAACTGTCATTAGGATCTTCAACACACTCACCATATTCAGTTACTATATCTGTGTTAAGATGAATAAGTATCCATTGATTAACACAACGCTTAGCACTAGTTGCACCTGAAGCTAATGTAAAAGTTTGCTCTACATCTGAACAATCCTTATAAGTATAAGTTAATGGTTCACTTGTTGTATTTTTAACTTTAGTACATGTACATCCAATAACTTCTAAACATGTTGGACAATCATCATATTGTTGAGTAACAGATACTCCTACAGCATTTTCATAATCTGGAGTAGGAGAAGTTTGTACTGACCAACAACTTGGGTATCCGGCTAACTTTAAAATGTCAGACCCATAAGAAGTCATATCAGTAAATGTTGTTATTGGAGCTAAGTCACCTGCACAATCATAAAGTATAAAATATGCTCTTGAACATTGTTCACATGAATCATATGCATTCTCAACAACAAAGGTTTGCGTATTAGGAGGTCTAAAATCTATTTCTTCTACAAACCAACAATCTCCACAATCTAAAGAAACTATTTTCCCAACATACTGAGATAAATCTTCTTCAGAATAGTTTACTAATGATAGGTTTTCACAATTAGTAAGAGTATAGGCTACAATTGGTAAACATGTTTCACAAGAACTATATATAAGATTTATACTTACATCTTGAAAACAGTCACATTCAACACCTAAGTCTACAGTCCAGCAACCATCTAGTTCATTTAAACTAATTGTACTATTGTTAGCATATGCTGAAAATAAACTTTGATTGTTTGAATTAATAATTTGACCTGTTGCACAATTAGTTAATTCATAACATGAAATATTACAACCACCAACTGTTTCACAACCTGCATTAATAACATTAATTAGTGGGTTTTGTATTGAAACATATGGTTTTGTTTTAGTACATATATTAGCTGGCAAAGATGTAGTAGTCTCAACATCATTATAGTTAATATATCTTACAGTACCAATTCCACCACCTATAGTAATACAAGAAGCTATACATGGATCACAACTTGCACCATCATAAGTAAGGCCATTATTTATAACTGCAAATATAGGAGGTGTTCCTGAAAATAATTTTACAGTAAAACAACCTAAATTTTCAAGAAAAATATTATCATATACTTCAATTGTAGTATTCAAATATGCATTGAATAAAATTGCTTGTGTAAAAATTACAGGTTGGTTTGAATCATAGCAAGGATATAAAATATACCATTGATTTCCTCTCACAGATGTAAAATTTTCTTGTGCCATATTCTATTTATTTATTTGCTGTGTATCTATCAGCACCCCAAACATTTTTGTTTACTGTTGGTGCTGTAGGAACTATTTGTTTTTTATCTTGTAATCCTTTTTCATAAAAGGCTAAACAACTTGAACAACAAGATGTTCCATTACTTGCTCTTCTCTTTTGACATCCGCAAGACATTTTTGCATTACAATTACTACAATTCATTTTTGTTGGTTTTAAAGGTTTAACAATTATTACATTCAAATTTATTCAAAAGTTTTAATGCATAGTTATATAAACTCATTCCTTTTTGTGGTTCATGACAAAATTCTACTTTTGACTTAGCAGATTCTAAATACATTTTTATTAATCTAAGTCTTTCTAGTTTTGCTTTTATCTTAGCTGGAGGATCACATGCTGCTAAATCAACATTACATAAAACTTTATAATATTTATTTAATGCTTGAGAAATTCTCAAATAATTATATTCTACAAATAGTAAATTGTTTGGTGAAACACTGTATCTAATTGCATAAATACCATCTGGTATATTTGCTAGTATAGTATCACAATTTTCTTTTTGTAATCCAAGATCACATGCTGTTAAATTGATATGCCCACCCTCAACAAAATTTATCATCTTGTCACCAATAATTTCAGTTGAGTAACCAAAACCAGGAACTGTAATTGTTAGTGTAGGACATATAATAGGAATATTAGGTGATGTAGTTTGATACACACTAGTATCAAAAATCTTCATCACACAGGTATTTAATACCGTAGGTATATCTAAACTTAATATATGATTTGCCATAGTTCCTTAAAATAAAAAAAGGAGAGAAGAGTTTGAAACTCTCACTCTCCTTTTAAAGTTATTATTTTTTTTCCTATTAAACTAATTCAGGAATATCTACAACTGGTGTACAGTCTGAACCACATTCAAATGTTTCTAAACCATCACAGTTATTTCCACAAGCATTTAACCAATCTTCAACAAAGTCAGTAAAGTCTTGTCCTTGTCCACCATCAGTTGGATTTACAGTAGATGCAACAATAATCTCTAATAAGTATTGATCACTGTCAAAAGTACTAGATGCATTATTGAAACGTGGAACATGATGTTGGATATAAAATCTATTGTAAGATGAATCTCTATCAATAACATTCAACATTTGATTTCCTTGAGTAATCTCACGGATACGGAAGTCAGAATGGAAGAAGTTTTGTCTGTATCTTTCTGAAAGAATTACATCTCTCAATACAGTTTCACCTAAACCATTTGCTTGTCTTCCTTGACACTCAGTAACTATACACAATCCTTGGAATGCACATGGGTCACCGTTTAAGTCAGTTTCAGAAGCATACAATCTTACTGGTTCTTTTTCATAGAAATCAGAAACTTGGAATGTACAATCACCAAATTTAGTATCTACGTAAGCACCAAATAAAACCATACCTGCATATTGACCAATTGTATGTCCTGCAGATACATAGTTATCCCAAGTACCACCTAATGTGTAACCTGCAGGAATTGATAAACCTGCTGTGTTTGTTCCTGGTTTGTACCAAATTGTATTATTTTCAGCAATAACTACTGGATAAACAAATGGAGAAATTAATGGAGAATCAACAATTTGTTGAGCCCATTTGATATATACTTCAGTACTATCTACTGCAGTTGGAACAATTGTTCCTTCTGGACAACATCCTGTGTAAGCAGTTAATGTCAAGTAAGCATTGTGATTTAAAAATCTTAATGCTGGAGAACCTTTAATATCTAAACGTAAGTTATAAGTTTCACCACATAAGAAATCTTTTTTACAAGCTTCTTTAGCACCAGCTGTTTCAACAGTTAAAACAACTTGAGTAACAGCTCCACCATCAGATAACAATTGACCAGCAATTGAAGTTAATGTATCAGTTGCTACATAACCTGTACCACCATTAACAATTTCTACTACAGTAGCTTCTCCACCTACAACAGTAACTTTAGCAATAAATCCAGAACCTGAACCACCAGAGAAAGCAACTTCATTATAAATACCATCTACAATGTTTGCACCATCATTAGTGATTGTAAGTGTTAACACTTGGTCATCAGTAAATGGAGTGTATCCAACGTGAAGAACATTTTGTGAAGCAGGACATGCAGGAGCAAAATAAAATTTGCTTACATATTTTGGGTTGATTTCTTTAGACTTGTTAGACTCTAAATATCCACCGTGGAAAGGTCCAATTTTATCTTTTGAAAATAAAGATCCTGAAGCCAAAATTAATGGGCAACATCCTGAACCAGAAAATGTAGTTGGTTGAACCAACCAAGTTTTAGGATTAACAAAAGCATACTGTCCAGCTGCTAAAATGTTTCCTGTAGTTCCTAATACACCTTGATTTAACGCGGTGTAACCTTGTGTACCTGGAGATAAAGCGTTAACTCCTACAAAGGCTTTTTGAAAAGCATGATTAAAATAACTCATTGTTTTTTGTTTTAATTAATAAATAACACTAATTATAATATACTAAAAGATTTTATATATTCAAAATTATTTCAAGAAAAGTAATTTATATTTTGCAGAATTCATAGTTGATTTGATTGTGTCAAGATCATTTACAATTTCTGAGTAAGGCATTTTATCTTGCAACTTACATACCATATCACACATATCTTTTAAATAATCAATACCGTCAGCAACAGTATTTAATTTTCTAGGAGCAGCTTCTCCATAAGATAATAATTTTTCACTAGCTCCTTGGAAACCTTCTGCTAAATCATCAGCATGTCCAGGTAAAGCATCATACAACTCATTAAGAGCTTTGTGCGCAGCAAAAGATCCAGCCCCGGTTACTTTTAAATGTAACTTGTGGAAACTAGTTGCAGCATTCATTAATTCACTTACACAAGCTGCAGTAAGGGATTCTACATTACCATTAGCTGGAGCAGTAGCATATTCACTACTTGCTTTAGTTGCATCCGGTCTCTTTAACATTCTTTGCATATCTATTAGTTATTTCTTTCTGATGACTGAGAGTTTCTAGAGTATTGATTTGTTGATTCAATATCTCCTGCTATTATAGCTACAGTATCATCAATTATTAGTTCCACTATATCATCTTTGAATTCACATAATACATCTGCTGTAGAAGCAACTCCGGTATATGGGTCTGAGCAGTTTAAAAACTGGACCCTTACTGGTTGTCTATAATAAGTCAATGATGCATTAGGAATTTCAAATTTATCATTGGTGTATATTTTAACACCATTATCCATTAGAGTAGCAAATGTTTCAGCCCATTCAAAACTAGGTTCTTTAGCCTTATCTCTTAAAAGTAAACTCAAATCATCTTCTTCTGCAAGATATACCACCATCTTTCTCTTATCGCAGCATTCTTTATTTGCATACACATCTACTCTCTTCCACTGTAAATAATTACCCGGTAAAGATGCTTCATAATAAAGATCTCTTTTTCCTAAAGTAAGATTTTCTAATACAAGTAATCTTTGAAGATCATCTTTTCTTCTGTTACTAGATTCATCTCCTTCTTTAAAAGCATTAGTTCCATGTAGCTGTCTTCTTACCCATTCTACCTGAGCTTTATTAAATGCCTCAACTATTTGCCAACATTGAATGTTGTCATAGTCCTGGCTATCAAGTTTATTGAGACGCTGCTTAACTTTTATTTCAATAGTGCTATTTAACATTACTAGTCATTTAAAGTTCTTCTTGGGCGGTTAGCATATTTAATTCCTGCAGCTGCTGCAGCTGTACCAACAACCACTGCTTGTTTAATTCTTTTTTTCTTTTGAGGAGTCATTGGTTTTTTAGCAGAAGTTGTTTTGTTTACTTTTTGCACATTTGCTTTTTGAGCATTCAATTCATCCATCAATCTTTTTTCTTCTGATACTACAGGTTTAGTTGCTTCTTTAGCTTTTTTAGCAGCAGTCACACTTCTTGTATATCCGGTTTTTGCTGCAGTAATTCCTTTACTAACTGACTTAGTATTTTTAATAGCTTTACTACCAGATGTAATAGCTCTTACAACAGGTTTAATCATTTTACCCATCATAGCTTTTGGAAGTTCTTTTTTCTTTGCCATAATTATTTCTTTTTTGCTGTTGTATATTTAACAGAACCTTCCGATTGACCAAAACCAGTTATAGATGGTTTATTAGCTGCTTTTTTTGTAACACCAGTTTTTTTATCATAAACAGTTGTGCTTTTTGCAGTTGGGAATTTACTACCACTTGCAAGTTTTGTAAATGACTTTTTATTTACAACAGTTTTATCTCCTTTTTGAAGAACTTGTTTTTTTTCATAAGTTCTATCTTTACCATTCAAAGCATTAGTGTAAACTTCATTAGTTGTTTTATAAGAAGATTTACTTCCTCCTGCTTGAGCTTTTTTAAGTGTAGTAGATTTTTTCATAATTATTTCTTTTTTGCCATTGCTTTAAATGTCTTAGCTAAAGCTTTTCTTTTTGGAGTACAGGTTTTTTTAGTAACCGGAGTGCAAAAACCCTTATGTTTAGGGTTAACTGCTTTCTGTATCCAATTCTTATCTTTTTTCTCAGCCATTATTAGCACTTCTTTTTAGTTGCACCACCCATTTTTTTCTTGCTCATTTTAGCACCAGCAATTCTATCTGCTGCAGTAGGTCTAGGGTTTTTATCTACACCAGCTTTAACAGATAGCATACCAAAACTAGAACCACCTTTTTTAAAGCTTGGTGTTTCTCTAGTACCACATCTACCATCAGGCATTCTAACTGTACCTGGAGGACATGAATGTTTAACAGCAGTTACTTTAGAACCACCTTTTTTCATAGACTCCATACCTTGTAAATTAGGTCCTGTTGAACCTGCATTAGGAATCCCAAATATTAATCCTTTTGGTGAAGCAGAACCAACAGTAGTTTTCATTGTAGAACCTCCTGTTTTATATTTCATACCACCACATTTCATACACTTTGCCATATTATATAAGTTTTAACAATTCCATTTTCTTAAAGCTAATGCTTTTCTAGTAGGTCTCCCCTTCTCATCTTTCATTGGTCCATCAACCCCTGACATTCTACTACAAAAACTTTTTCTTCTCTTAGCATCTTTACTATCTGGATCAAGCTTAGATGGCTTAGTAGTAACTGCCATTTTTAATTTGCTTCCTGGATTTTCTTTTCTGTAAGAAGCAACACCTTTAGCATTAAGACCACCCGCTGGATTCTTTCCCTCCTTGCGTGTCCATGCTGCTGTACTACCTCCTGATTTCATTTTAGGCATTTTATCATTTTGCTTATGCCAATCTTTTTCAGCTTTAACCCCTTGCTTTACAGTTTTAGCATTTGCAGTTCTAGTCAAACTAATAGTATCATAGGTTCCTTTATTTTTAGTAGGATGGTTGACCATGATGTCACCAACTTTACCTTCACCTTTTTTAGTACTTTTTTTATATACTACATGTTTTTCATTACCTGTAGTAAGTTTAACTTTAGCTGCCATAGTTATACTTTTTTAACTCTTGCCCCCATACCTACTCTAGATTTCTCAGCTTTCTTTGCTGCTAGTTTAGATGGAGTTAATTCACTTTTAGTTTTAGGAGTATCTTTGGATACTCTCTTGGTTGGCCGGCAGTATTCATTTTTACCACCGGCTCCACAAGCTTTTCCTGATTTTGTATCTTGCCATTTCTCTGCTTGCCATCTTTTAAGTTCAGCACCCTTTTCAGTTTTTCTTACATCACCTGAACCTTTACGGCATTTAGCAATAGCTTGCGAAGCTCTTGCTGAGGGAAATACAGCGTACTGTGCTTTTACTTTACTATAACAAGCATCTTTAGGCATGACTATTTCTTTTTAAATAAATTTTTAAAAAAAGATTTAACTTTAGTAGACAATGATACTGACTCAACAATTTTTTCTTCAACTTCTTTAACTAATTCTTCTAAAGATTCTTTGTGTTCAGAAATAATTTTAGTTGTTTCATATACAGCATTTTCAACTACTGGTAATACTTCTTCAACAATTGCTTCAACTTTCTTAACTACTTTTTTTACAACTTTTTTTCTTGGAGCTCTTGGAGTCTTTACTTTCTCAACAACAGCTACTTCTACTTTTTTCTTTGCCATAATATTAAAATAAAATTAAGCAGTACCCTATCTAGGTACTGCAGTTTTAGGAGCTTTAGATGTTCCACCTACTCTTCCTTTTGCTACTTTTTGTACGGTTGCTTTTGGATTAACTCCAGATTTAACACCTTTACTTCCAGCAACTTTAGAAGCTGTAACTTTTGCATTTGGGTTATTCATTTTCCCAGTTGTGTAATTTGCCATTTTATTTTATTTTTAAGAGTTCCAATATTTTTCACAAGCCATGTTCAAGTCTTTCAAAATATCCTCATTTAAAGGATTTTTTAAGTGCTCTAATACATCAGAAACATTCCTACCTAACAATGCGTTAGTTTTGGTATGATAGATATAACCATCGGCCTTATTAACAATATACTTAAAAAATACGGAATCTCTAACAATTGATTTAATTTTTAATGTTTCCATATCTAAAGTAGCTATATCCATAAATGTTTTAGCAGCTCTTTCTTTGTTGCTTTCACCACCTAAACCAGAAATATAGTTATCCATGTTTTCATAGATTACATCATTTGGTGTAGATTTTCTATATTGTGTACTGTTGATATCTACAACTTTTGCAATGTAGAATAACTTAGTACTGTTTTTGTCAAATAATTTTTGTAATTCAGATAGAGCTTTGTTACGTAATTTTTTATACTCTGTTCTTACCATTACAGTTTCCTCTTCTTTATCTAAGTAAAACTTTGGTGGAACAGCTTTTGCTCTTGCATCTTCCAAACTTTTTGAAACTAATGAGAATCCTCCAGCTTCAATTGCATATAATTTAATTCTGTCATAAGGATCTTTTGGATCCAGGAATACTGGTTCATTACCGCAAGAAATAAAAATTCTATTCCAGAATTCAGAATTGTTTGGTCTTAGTAAAGTTACTTTAGCCCAAAACTCTTTGTCATCAACATCAATAACATTAGCTGCTAGTTCTTGTTCTAACTCTGCAACTGCTGCTCTGATCTCTCTTACTCTAGCTTCCTTCTCTGCTGTAGGAAGTAATTTGATTTCCGGAGCAAACTCATTTAATCCAGTTACATATCTTACTACACCATTGTTATCTAAACAAGCTAGTTGTTCATTATGTGTTACCCCATCAAATAAACTCATACCATAGTCTTCTAATCCCATGTTAGAAGCAGAGTTATCAAAGTAAGGTCTTACAGCAATAGCTGTTTTTTTAACTGAGCCTTTTCCGGTCTCAACCATTGTGAAATTTTCCATTGTTTTGTTGGTTTTTGGTTTGTGTAAATTTAATTAAAAAAAATAGGTAGGAGAAATCAAACCCCTACCTATTTACCCAGATTGCTTAGAAACTTCCTCCTGTAATAGGGTTTCTCATTACAATCTTAAGAACTTTTGTAGGATCTTTAACCCAAATAGCTGGCATTGTTTGAGACATCATTACACGGTATCCATTGAATTGACCTGAAGATTGGAACCCTTGAGTTCTACCCATGTAATCCATAGTACCATTTTGATACCACCATTTCAATTGATTATCCCAAGATAATTTCAATAAGTAGATGTTATCATTTGTATTATCAGTGATATCAAAGATAATGAATGAATAAGAAGATAATGGGAAACCATCAATGATTGGGTTCTCAATATCATTTGTGTGAACATTATCAAATGCTGGATTTAATACAAATTTCACGTTAGCCAAGAATGGGATAACATATGAAGTGTATGCAAATCCAAAGTTTAAGTCCATACCTTTACCAGTGATTGCACCGATATCAGCAGCTTGGATCAATAAACCTGAAGATACTGCTTCACGTTTGATAGCCTCATTTACCATTCTCATACCACCCATACCAGTTTGTACAACTAGAGAGCGTTTTGGATCTGGACCTTGGAATTCAACTTTACCATTGAAGAAGTTGTAGATCTCACCACGGAATAAATCCAATGTGAAGTTATTCTTGTTGTAGATTCTTTTGAAAGAGTTATCCAACTGTTTCCAAAGACCCACTGACAATCTTAAATCATCTGGACCATCTTGTTTGATTCTACCACCTTGTCCCCACATTAAGTAAGTCTCAATATCTTGAGCTATCTTAGACAAGTGAGCCGCTTCCATAGTAGTTAAGAAAGTTCTAGATAAATCACCATTGTCAAAAGCTTTTTTAACTTTGTCTTTACCTAATGTCTTAACCATATCATCTAAGCTACTGATTGAAGGATCATTTAAGTTTGTATCAAATGTTCTCCAGATCTCAGTTACAGGAACTGTACCATCTGCATTCATACCACCTTTGATCATCAAATCTGCTCTAGAAGAAATAGAGTAGTGAACGTGAGCTTCTGCACCTCCTACAAAGTTGTAGAATTCACGGAAACCAGCTCTAGTTTGGATGTCAGAGAATCTCTCTCCATACTCACCACGCGCAGAACCTTTACGGAATACTTTAGTACCATTAGCTAAGTACTTGTTATCCAAGAACTTGAAGTTATCATTGTTTACTAACTGTACGGTATAGATAAATCCATCACCTACAGGTAAGATATCTTCAGCTGTTACATAAAGTTCAACACCGTTGTATTTGTCATAGGTGAACATATCACCATGTCCAAACTCACGTCTGTTTAATTTAATTCTGAATGTTGATCCCTCAATTCCTTTGAACTCATTATCCGGTTCAATGTCTTCAATAATGTAAGGAAGATCAATAGATACAGGAGTCTGCCATCTATATTCACCTCTTGCATTGTCTACCATAATTACATTCTTTCCACCGAAAGAAGACATTTGGTACAAAGGCATTTCAACTTTTTGGGACATAGCCCATAAGTCAACCGGACCTAAATCCATTGGTTGAGCATCTTTCAACATGTTTACTAAGTGGTAGGAATCTACGTGTGAACTTGCATTGTATGCAGTATCACGCAGAAATATACCATTGTTTAAAACTGGAGTTGCCATTTATATTTATTTATTAGTTACTAATTAAAAAGTACGTCTGAAAATATTAGTATTCTGACGCTGTATTGTTTTTTGTGGTTTGTTAGAAGGTCTATCTTCTCCTAAACCGGTATTAGTTGAAGAACTAGATAATTTTCTAGACTCTTCAGTTTTTAAGCTTCTTACTGTTTTTTCTACAGCAGCTTTAGAACCTTGTTCTTTTATCCTACTTCTGTATCCTTCTGGATCTTGAAGTAACCAAAGTGCTTCAGCAATTAAACCATGATTAGGTTCAACAAACTGATACTTCTCTAACAAGTGCCCTAACAAGTTTGTGTTCTTACCAGATATAGAAGGATAGTTTGGTTGTACTAATCCTGAGTAAAGAACACTTTGTGTTTTCTTATCAAGTTTAACTCCCGCAATCTCTCCTGCCGCAAGTGTATTGTATACACTATCTGTATAAGCTTTTGCTTGTTTTGATTGTTGTTCTTTTTTATGCTCTTGCTCAGCTAATTGTCTTGCAACAATTTCTTCTTGCATTCTGTCTAACTTAGGTTTGAACTGATTAGCTTTTTGTTCAAGCTTATTCATGTCCGCCCAATCTTGAATCTCTGATTCAATTTCTTCAGCATTTCCAAAGTTAGTAGCCCAAAGATATTGTCTAGCAATTTCTTCTTGGTCATGTTCATTAGTAGGATCTAAATCAATGATCTCTTCTACATGAGCAAGAGTTCTGAAAAGACCTTTTAAATCTTGTCCACCATCAGCTACATACTTAGCCGCAATTTGAAGTTCTTCAGGAAGAGCATTAAAAAATTCTTTAGGAACTTTTGCTTTTACAGCATTTTCTCTTTCTTGGAAGTTTGCTTCAAACAATTCTCTGAAGTCTTTAGTACTATACTCTTCTAATGATTTTTCATCATCAAAAGGAATAAGTGTACCTTCCTCAATCATCTTTTGAGCTAGATCATAAAGACCATCTTTATCTACTTTTGGTCTTCCATTCTTAGTACTAGCTTCCTCATTCTGACTAATAAGATTATCTAACTCAGCAATAGTTTCTTCAACTTCTGCTTTGTCTTCTACAGCTTGAGCTTTTTCTTGAGCTGTTGTAGGCTTGTTGTCAAGGAACGAGGTGTCAATGTTTTCAGCACTGAACATAGTTTTTGGTTTTTCCTCTGCTTTACCATCTTCTGGTGTCATGATGTTTGCAGCTCCTGGATTACCAAATAGTTCATCAATGTTAACATCAACTTGTTCTACCGTTGTAGAGTCTTGAATTTGATCTTCAAGATTAGTTGCTTCTTTATTCATCTTGTTGGTTTTAGTTTATAATTTAATATAAGCAATAAACTTGAAAAATTTAAACACTCTTAAAAATTTTTGGGCACTATATAGCTAACCCTATTCTTTTCTTCTTATAAATATTTAAAATAATGACCTTTTGTTAAACCTTCAGCATGTTTTTTTTTCATTATTTTAGAATGTCTTTTATGTTTTTCTTTCCAAAGATCTGAATTTTCTAAAGATTTAAGTCTTTTTTCTTTGCTTTCATTAGTTGCTTTATAACCTGTTGTTCCTTCACCTCCATCAGTATGATTTGTTAAATCAAAACCCCAGGTTTTAAATTGTGCAATCCAATATTGTTCTAACCAAATCCATTCACCTTTAATTTTGTCTATAACAACCATCTTAGGTTTTTTATCTTTTAATGAAAGATGTTTAATCCAACTATTTACTTTAGTAAGTCTTATAGATCTTTTCCATTGGTAAATATGTTGATTATACCTGTTTTGAGGTTTCACATTAGTTTTACCAACATATCTTACTTTATCAGTTTCAGGATCTACTAAAGTATAAATATAAGTTATCATATTTTTTTATCTGCTTTTAATTCACTTTTTGTTTTATTTTCTCTTGCAATTGCTAGTTGTTTATCTGCTATTTCTTTCTGAGCTTGTATTTTTTCTCTTTCAATTTGAGTTTTTGTAGAATCATTATTCATTCTATTTACTTCTTTTTCTCTTTGTAGATTCATTTGATCTTGGAACTGTTCAGAATTTCTGATATCTTTCATTGCATCTATATAATCAGATTGCATATTTTTATCAATATCAGTCATTGCTCCCATACCAGCAGCTCTAATCTCAGCAACAAGAATATCTCTTTGTCTATTCTTCTCATCTCTTAATTCATTTGCATCAAGCTCCATTTTCTTTTGTCTTTCTTGAGACTCCATTTGTTGTTGTTGCATTTGTTGTTGTTGCTGTTGTTCTTCTTGTTTTTGTTTGTTTTGTTTTTCTTCTGCTGCTTTAAGAGTATTATTTACTTCAGATACTGTATCTGCTTGCACAAGTTTCCCTAAATCATATATTGTTGCACCAGTAGTATTATTAGTCATAGCCATTTGTTTTAATTGCTCTAGGACGGCTCTATGATTTGCTGTGGTACTACAGAAGATATTAAGATCTCTCATTAATAAATCTGTACCATTTATTTCAAAGTTTACTTTCTCATCATCAGAAGTCATGTATGAAAGTCTAGCTGATGGTTTTGTTGAGTGATAGTACTGTGCAAGATCTGTTCTCATGGTATGCACGCGAGGCATTAAGTAATCACAGTGTTGCATAAAGAATATTTCTGTCTGAGCATAAGATGCTGAAGCAGCTTGCTCAACTCCAGTAGCAGTCATTTGTGATAACTGTTGACCCATTCTTTGAGGATTAACACCAATTACATCATAAGCTTGTTGCTTAAAGTGCTCAGCTAATTTAATTCTTGACATTAACCTTTCTGTTTGTGAAAGATCTAGTTTTTGAAAGTGCTGGAAGTTAAGAGGGTTTTCTGTATTGCTTATTGATGTATCCAATGGAAGCATCTGGAAATTCTTCATTGCCACATAGGCTTTTGCTAAGTTATTCTTACCCCAGTCTTCACCCATTGAATGTCTTGGTAATGAATTCTGATCAAGTAAGATTACTGTTCCTAACTCATCTACTAGTATATCTGCAATCTGATTATTTACAATATTGTATCCAATCTGATATGGTTTCATTAAGTCTAGTAATGCAGTAGACTTTGTATTTCTATCAGAGAATACGGCTCCTTCTACAGGAAGCTTACATCCATATAAACTATTGTCTCCTTTAAATTGAAATCTTAAAGGTCCAATATGGTTTTTATCTACACCAATATAGATTGGAGAGAAACCACCAGGATTATTCATACCCCAGAATGAAGGAATATTTGGTCCAATTTTTACACCACCCCAAACTTCATTAATCCAAATCCAGTCAATATGTTCTCCATATACAAGATTCTCTTTAGTTTTGTTTTTAAATAATCTATTATCATAAATTGGATTATCAGTTATCTTATAATCTTCAGTAATGATTTCATTGATAACTTCACCATTGTCTTTTACTTTAGTCAAGTGTCCAACTTTTCTTTGAGACTTCCAGTAACCTGTTGTTACTCTTAACAAATAAGCAGTACCTTGGTCATAGTAATCTTCACCTTCAGAAAGAATCTGATTAATAATATCTCCACCATCATATACAGATCCAGCCATCATTGTGGTATACTGTCTGTATGCTAATGAAGGCATGTTAGTATTCCACTCATGTGACTTAGTAGCATCATAGAATGTACCATCATTTTGACCTCCTATTGCATAACCTGCAGATCTGATTGGATAAACAGCTTCTAATGCTTCATGTTGTTCTGCTGTAAGAACATATCCGTACTTATCAATTACATCAGCAACAGTTAACATATCTACTTTACCTACCCAGTTACCTTGAGAAATATATCTAGCATCTGGAGATTTGTGATAGAAAGTTACAGGTGGATTCCAAAGTTCTACATCATAATCATCCTCCATCATTCTAAAATGCCAGAACTCTCTATCTGTAATAAGCATATCTCTGAATCCTCTTTCTTCAAGTTCATCCATATGGAATCTTTCTACGTCTACTTTATGTTGATGAGAAGCCCATTGTTCTACAAGTGATTTGTAATCCTTCTTAAAGAACTGCTCAATTTGTGGTAATGATTTTAAATTTTCTGGCGCTAGTTGTTGCTGTGCTTCAGGAGATTCTGGATTCATACCTTGTTCCATTAAAGCAGCTTGTATTTGAGTACTTGCTTCAGCCATTAATGTATCCTCTACCATTTTTCTTTTTTGCTCCATCATCTCATTATATGAGAATTCATCAATAGCTCTGTAAGTAAGTTTGGTAGATCTTTTAGCAAATTCAGCTACAAGAACATTAATAACATTTGGGATAATTGGATAGAATTTTAACTCTAAGGCAGACCAGTCTTCTCTAGTTAATACATCAACAATATCTTTCATTTCATTGTTTTCCTCAACTATATAATCTGACTTATCTATAATACCTTTTGCAAGCTTATAGTTCTTCATAAGTCTGCGCGCATTTCTACGGATTTGCTTTAAGCCGTTCCATTCAAGCCAATCAAGACACCATGCAGCCCACTCTTCATCCTTTTCTACACGGGGTATAAACTGAAGAGGCTGGGTGATTGATCCCATCCTATTATGTTTAGTTTTTTTACCATTTTTTAAATCTAAAGCGTTATAAACTTGCATGTTATATTAATATAAAATTAGTATTATTATTTCTTATTCCTGATAGTTTTCTTGTCAATGTATTCGGTCTAATATCATTAGCAAGTGCTGCTTCTTTTATTGAGTTATATTCAATATTATTAACTACATCTAATACTTTTTTACTAGCTGTGTTTATTATTTTATTTATTGCTTCTGGTGTATGTGTTTTACCATACATACCATGATTTTTTCCAGAAACACTTTTTGATATCTTGAGCCTTGTTTCTTCAGACACCTTTCTACCAAAAGCGCCTTCACCACCATTAGTAAAGTTACACAAACTCCCTGTACTTAAATCAAGTCTTCCATAAAGATTTATAAATTCTATTTCTTTTTGACAAGCTTCTTCCCAAGTTAAATCATCAAATACTATTTCAATTTTATAAGCAGTTTTATTTGTAATGTTCTTCCAGTGCTTACTTCTTTCTGTTTTATCATAAGCTCTACCAAAATTTAATTCAGAACCTATACCAATATAAAATGGTAAATTAGTATCCAACCTAATATGTCTGTATAAATAAGGCATAACTATCTTATATTTTTAAACGGAGACCTTTTTATATTATTACCTCCTAATGAACTATTTGATCTTCCCATGTGACGGAAAGGGCTATTACTTAATTTATACAAATTTTTGCTATTATCCAAATTTTTTGCCATATCATCCATGATAACTCTTTTAGAATAACCTCTATTAGCTTGCTGAATTCTCATGAAAGCAACCATTGCACAAAAAGCAACAAGTCTATCCACATTGACTCCATCTGAGTATGCAGCCATTTCTTTTAATAACATGATATCAGGTATTCTTTCAATACCATATTTAGTTCTTACAATAGTACCATCAGATTTAGTTTCAACATCAAGTTCTTCTTTTGTGTACTCAATAGCATAACTCAGTAAGTGAGCTTTAAATAATGTTCCTGTATTTTTCCAACCATACTCCTGATACACTGAATTATTAGATCCCAGGTCTTTTAAGAACATTATTTGACTTTTTGGTACTAAGTACTTCTGCTTCTTTCTAGAGATCATATACTGAATAAATAATGAGATGTTATTCTCAATTACTGTCCAGGCATTATACCATTCAATAATTGTTTCTAATCTCTGATGTGTTTTATTAATATCATCAAACCTTCCGCACCATGCAGCTACAATCTTATCTGGTTCTATGTATGTTTCAGTTTCTATACCGGTAACCTTTGTTACTTCTACAGGAGCTTTCATAATATAGATAGAACATAAAGATTCAGATGTAGTTGTTTTACCTTCTGCCACGGGGTCAATACTTGCATAGTACATTCCAAAGCTAGGATTCTCTACTGGTCTTTCCCATACTACAAGAACTCCTGTTTTATCTTCAGTATTTTTTGTAATTGGAAATTCTGTAATAGGTCTTTTGTTACTGTGCTCAGGAAGTATTTTACCATTAGCATCTCTACCTAATTCTAAAAATTCATAAGCATATTCTTTATCCTCAATTCTTCTTTGTTGTGCTGTTACAAGATGCATTGGGAACTTAGATATAGTTCTGTTAGCAAAAGCTTCTTCAATATTTCTTGGGTGCTGAGAAATCCTCAACTGATATGTTTCCGGAGCAAGTTCTTTTTTCCATTTCTCAAACTGATCATCTAGTGCTTCTAATGCTTCTTGTACTTTTGAATTACCAAAGTTATCAATGTATGGTGGCATAGACCATTGTTCAGGAATGAATAACCCAGATCTTCCTACAGAACCTTTATTATCTAGTAAGTCTGTTTCTACAGAATAGATATCATTTTCCTTTGGATACAGAATCATTTTTCTCAATGGTTCACACTGAGATAAATCCCCTACAGATCCTGCTGCTATAAATACACCAGTAGTAGTTAAACCAGATCTCATTGCTGGGCGCATATACTCATAAGTATTATCCATCCTTGGAGCAATCCCTGCTTCTTCATGAAAGAAGTATTTAACCGGACCCCCTACACCATTTGTTGGATCTTTCTCAAATGACATACCTTGAATAGTACCTTTAAGACCTACTTCTGTTTTTCTATCCCCCCTTCTTACCTCAATCTTCTGTTGCCACATCATTACCTTGTCTGGAGACATAGGTCTATACCATGCTGTATGTTCATTAAGAAAAGCCGCGTACTCTTGTAAAAACTTCCAGGATCCTTTCTCATTGATGTAGTCTTTAAGACTGGCACCAATCTTTAGAGTAACCCCTTCTTCAAACCATTGTTGGTTAAGAAGCTTAGCCATGTGGTAATAAGAAGAAGCTATCTGTCTTTTCTTTAGAATAGCAATGTGATTATAGTTTAGTTCTGCTAGTATCTCATATAGAGCCATATGATACTGAGCATCCCGGATATCAGCAAAACCAAACTTTTGTATTTCTTTATTGAAGATAGGTAGAAAGTTTAACCACATATAGTAGTCTCTGGTCATATACCAGACTTTATCATTTTCTTTTATCAATAGCCCTCTTCTGCATTTTGCTTTCTGATCATCCCAGTATGTTATAAAATCTTTAGATTTAAAAGGAGCTGTACAATAAACTTTGTCTTTATTAAACTTAGCTGACTCTTGTGTAAATAAATGTGTAGTAGTATCATTGAATTTATACTTACCAGGTTCTTTAAAAACATTAGTTAGTAAGTATTCATAGAATTCTTCTCTTGAGTTAAAGTCAGTAGAAGTCCATGTACCATTATCCCATGTAGGTATGTCTTGATATATTTCTCTCATTATCAGTTAATTAGCTATCATATGAAAGTCCAATTCCTCCGCGCACTTTGCTGGATTGTTCTTCTTGTAAATCTTTGTACACTCCTTTAAATGAAGTTCTGATGTCATTAAAACTTTTAGCAGCTGCAATGATAGAGTTCATGTTACCATCTCTACCTGTAGTAAGTGTTGATGTTTCCATAAACTTTGCCAATCTATCTAGCATAGATGCAATACCTTTATATGCTCTAGATGTTGGAGTTTCATACATTCTTTGACAAAATAGTAAACCAATAGCAATGTCATCATCTTCTGTAGAAAACTCTGCTTCTATTTCCTGGAGGATTAAAGATTCTTTATCTACTTCAGGTGTATAGAAAAATGGATTCATATCAGGATTAGGACATGTCATGTAAAACAAGTACTGGTAAATCTTTAAGTGTTCATCTGGATAATTATCCATGATATCCTTTAAAGCTTTCAGTGTATAACAATGTTCTGTAGGAATCACAGTGCCATTTTGAACATCAAATAATCTTACTATCATACAAATGGGTTTTCAGGTTTATTTTTTGTTTTAACTTTTATATTAAACAAGTGTTTAAAGGCATCAATAAATCCAGTAGCAATATACGGTGTAAATAATAAATGATTATTAAAACATACAATATAACCTTTATCTAAGTGTAGTTCATTTGCTTTTTGAAAGTTTGCATCTAACTTTTTATTAGGTTTAAGCTTTACAAGTAATTTACCTTTATATCTAAATAAGACTATACCTGAATAACCTAATATAATTGTTCTTCCAGGATAGTCTCTATCATAATGTCTTATTTGATAAAATTTCATATTATTTCTTTTTAATTACTATTTTGTTGTCTTTGATATAATGCATTAAAGCATTAACCTCATCTACAAGATACGGAATTACCATGGGAATTACATCTTTTATTACAGGATCTCCATTGTGATCTAGTTTAATAACTGGATATCCATACTCATCTTCTGAATCAACCTCAAATAAAACATGGTGAATAAACATTTTTCCTGGTTTCAATTTAGGATTATGTTTAAGCATAATATACATGTAGATACTTAACTGAATTGCATAGTGATTAAAGTTACAATCATCTAAACCATCTAATGGAAATTGTAATTTATCTGAAGCTCCTTCCCAGTTTACAAAAGATTCTTTCTTGATCTCTTTGTTTGTATTATGAGTTTTAATATAATTTTTTCCTGCTAAATAACTATGTGTTTTACTTTTTACTGATAAGCATTTAGTAGCAACAGTCGGTATTAATTCAATTGATTTAATTAATCTATAACTGTCTCTAGTATATTTATTAAAAGATTTCATGTCTAAATGTATATCTTTATTTCTTGTTAAAAAAGGACTAAATGTATCAATTCTAAATGTAGCATGATAGGCAGGTTTTTTTATTTTATTATATGTTGTATAAGTATAATGTAATGTAGCTTTAATACCTAAACTACTAGCTATTTGAACAACAGCTTCTGCTTGCCATTTTTGTGTTGTATTAACTACACATGACTTTCTTTTACTATTATAATGACCATCTGAATCCATTAAACCTCTTAACAAATCCAATCTTTGGGTATAAGATGCTGTTAAATATAATTCAGGTAAATGTTTATTACCAATAAGATTTAATTTTTTTAATATTGGATATATATCTAATATAGTTTTAGTTTGTGCTTTACCACAACCACCTTTAGATATATCTTTTCCTAAAACATAACCTCTACGTTCAATTTCTAACCATGTATCATTATTCATATTAGTTAAAGCTCCACACTGTTTTGAACCATCACCTAACCATAAACCTAATACATATGGATCAAGCGGTAATTCTTTAAATTTATTTTCAATACTTGTACAAGAAATTCTTAGTATTTCATTTTTATTTTTTTTATGTAATAACTGTTCAGTTGTATATTCTTTTTCAATATAAGACACTGTATAAGATTTTGTATTATATACACCTTTAGTTATTCTTTCTGTTATTAACCATTTATGTTCATGATCACAAATTAATTCATCATTAGTATTAAATTTAATTTTATAACAAGGATTATGATGTATTTCAGAAACATGTTCTACTTTAGTAGGTTTTCCGTTACCATCATATATGATATCCCCTATCTGAATATCTTTTATAAATTTAAAACCTTTAATTGTTGGTATAGGAGTATCTAAAGCTAAACCTTTATAGTCAATGATATTTATTTTACCATTCACTACCTCAACTAAATCTGACTGACCACATATACCTGCAGATTTAAGATATACCATATGTTCAGGATACACTCCTTCTTCTAACTTCTGACTAGGTGCAAGTTTTATACCAGTTTCTGTTGTTTCATTAGGAATGAAAATTGGTATGTTCTTCCCATCAACTTCAAGAGATGATAATGCACAAAGATCTGCTTCTCTCTGGTTGTGGTAATATGTTCCCATTGTAACAGCTCTTTCAGATTCAGTTTCCCAAATCTCTTGTATCTTCTTTGGCTCAATACCAAACCACTTAGATCTCTTATTCTTAGAAACTTTTGCAGCAATAGACTTAGCATCAAAAGGTTTTTTAAAGTAAGCAACTAATGTTGTTACACTTATCCAATTAACTTTATCTTCAGCTTCTAAGCTTTTGTAAGTATGATCTGTTGCACTAAAGTATATACTCATCTTATTTAAGTTTATCTAGTTTGTCTTCATCTTCTTCTGATACTACAGCTTTCCATCTTAAATCAGGACAGTCTGATGAAAGAGATCTTAGTTTAAATTTTAATGAACATCCACATAATTGACAACATGGTTGTGATCCTGTTAAAGCACAAGAATCACCTTTATCATCTTTTCTTACACAGGCATTACAATGTTGCATTCTAGCTGCAGCTATCTCCTCAACAAATCTATCTCTTATAATGGAATTCTTAACACCTTCCATGATTTGGGTTCTATTCTTCCAAATCTCCTTTAAGTTTGGTTTCATCTTTAGATTTTTTAAAGTTAATTTTTCTTTCTTCTTCTTTAACAATCATCTCATGTAGATTCTTCATAGCTTCAACTTTTATTTCTAAAACTTTTTTATGTTGATATGCAGCAAATGTAGATGTATCATGTGTGATTAATTTTGTTTCAATAGTTTCAATACCTTTTTTAACAGCATATGGTTTAGCAACAAATTGCCCTAAACCATCTACATTAATTCTAGGATGGGATAAGTTAGTAAGATTTTTCCTTAATGTTTTATATACATATTCAATTAAGTCTTCTACTAAATTATGATCAACTTCTAATTCCTCAGAAATTGTTTTATAGAGGCTGACTGCTTTCTTCGGATTCATAACCTAATAATTTATAATCAAGTAAAATGGTACCTGCTGTTTGTATTTTCAATGCTGGATTTAACATCACTTGTTTTTTATTACTTGGATCTTTTACTATCAATCCATTCTTCTCAGCTTTGTTTATGCAATTTCTAACAGTTTGTGGAGACTTGAATATCCAGTCTTCATCAGAAGATGCATCATAACAAAAATGAGTGAGCTCTATTGGCTGATTAAAACTTAATAGTGTCAAACAGTTTAAATCAGACTCACTCATTACTATACGGTTAATATAGCAATGAGTTAGTATCTGAAATTTAACCACATCCCACTTAGGCATCTTAACCTTTTTCTGAACTTGGTTAACTGTTGCCATACTTATGATCTTTTAAGTTTTCTTTCTGCTGTAGGGGAGTTTTGTTCCGCAGTTTCTTTTTCCTCTTTCTTTTCTTCAGGTTCATCCTCACGGTCACTAGTATCTTGCTCTTGCTGAGCTGCCATAATATTAGCCCACTGGATTTGAATGGTTGCTCTTCTGAATCTTGCTTCTTCAATTTCAGTTAAGAACTTTTCATACTTACTTTGTGATTCTAAATAAGGTAATGAATCATCATAGAATGCTTTCATTTCTTCTTTTCTTGCAGCTAACTCCTCTTGAGTTAATTCTTGCTCTTCATGTTGGTTTGACATAGTTTATACTTTTTAAGTTTAAACAAAGATACTAATAAAGTTTAAATCTATAATGTTTAAATTAAAAAATCCAGATACTTAGAGCACCTGGATTATAGTAATGTGTGTTACGGTAATGAGTATTACCTATTTTTAATTGTAAAATTTAATATTGTAAGTGAATAAAACACTCTAGTAACATCTATCTCTACACTAAATAAATCAAGACTTGATAGTCTTAATTTTAAAATTAATTTATCCCACTGTTTAGTTGGGGATTTCCAATTGTTTCTAAATTTCATACTTCAAATTCATTTAATAAAACATAAGTAATTTTTTTCTGAGGTTTTAATAATTTGATCCATTCTAAATGTTTTTGCTTGTTATTAACAACCTGACAACCAGCAGACCAACTTCCAATGTTTTCCTGCAAGCCTTTAAAGTTATTGTCATAAGTAGCAGCATGAAAGTTAATACCATAACCAGAACCTTTAATAGGAATCCCAATTTCTTCTGATTTGTCATCCATATCTCCATCACGAAAAACAATAAAGTTTCCTACTTGCTTTAATGCAGGCATCTTACCCATGTGTAAACCATAAGTCCACACATCATAATACCATTCATCTGATTTAACTATTGCTGCTCCTGCTTTGTTGTATTTAAGGAAACCACCTTCTAAAATTGGAGTACCAGGATTTGTTGTACCAGATGTAACACCAACAAAAGAAGCTTCATTAAACAAATAAAATTTATCATCAAATTTGTTTGGTGCATCTTCATTTGATCTTATACCAAGTATCCAATATCCTTTTGGGAGAGCTGTAAATGATTTTAATGACTTAACTTTATTTAAAAGTTGTACATCATTATATGTTCTTACATTAATCATAAAATTCTATTTTATTTCTATTGTTGGAGTGTCAACAGTTAATTGTGATAGCATTGCTATTAAACCTCCTCCAAAGGCAGCATAGCCTCCAATAGCTATTAATGTAGCTGGTAAAGAAATTGGAGCAGTTGCTACAAATGTTCCTACAGCTGTTAAACCTAAACCAATTCTTTGTACTTTCTTCCAGAACTTAGGGGTAGGTGCTTTAAATCTTTCTTTTAAACTTAACTCTTTCATATGTTTATTTATTGATTACAAATTGTCTTACAGCATCTGAAAGCTCACTTACATTTCTTGCAAGATTTTTTATTTCTAACTGTGTTTGTTCTTGGATAGCTTGATATTTAAGTCTTGCTTCTTGCTCAACTAGTTCAATCTTTCCTTTTAATTTACCAAGTTCCTCAGCATGATGTTGAGCTCCCTTTAGTAAAATTTCAATGTCTTTTCTTGTATCATTATAGGCATTCTTTAAAAAGAAACCAAAAGCAGTGATCAATGTTGCTGCTATAAATAATACAATTGTTAGTGTACTTAAATCCATGTTTAATAAGTTTATAAAATGTATATAATAATATACAAAAAATTTTAAAATAAACCTATAAAAAATACTGTTCTCTAACCTCTACAGGAACATTGTCCATAGCCTGAAACATCTCAAATAAGATAGGTCTCTGAGTAATAGCTAATTCATAAATTTCATCTAATGCAGCTTGCTCATTTGGAAAAGTAAAATTGCTTGCAAGGTAATCTGATATTTCAGGATCAGATGGTCTTAAACAAACAGTAGCCTGTAAATCGGGCTCAATAAAATAACTTGTTTCTAATGTAAATTGTTTTTTCTCTATAGGAAATTGAATTACAACAGGATTATAATCAATCTCAGGTAAAGTCAATAACCACGCATCACAAGGTATAGACTCGGCTTGTGCTAATGTACACCCGTTTACTTCTTCATTTGATATGAACCATTTACCATCTGCATCTAGTTGTGGATTAAATAATTGTCCATTATATCCCCATACTTTGCCTACAAGGATATTTTTTTGCTCTATTGTTAATTGTCTTACTTTCATAGTTTAAAATGTTGGATAGAACTTACCAGCTCCTGTATTATACAATGTTGTTACTTCTGTTGATGTCAACTCTTTATTCCACACGTTTAACTCGTCTATTTTAGTTCCGTTAGCACAATAATATAAAACACCTACACTTATTGGGTAAGTTAAATCATAAGCACCAATAGTACATTTATTAGTTGTTGGATTATACACTGGATTAACCGTACTTGTATTACTTGCAGTTAACGTACCATTATAATAAATTTTTGTACCTGTACTTGTTTTGCGGGTAATTGTAATCATATACCATGTATTATAAGGATTATTAGTTCCAGGTTCTACCAATGTAACGCCAGTCGAAGTGCCATTAGATATATCAAATCTAGTAGTTCCTATATTGAATAAAGAAAACCCCCATGCGTTAATTCCATCATAAGCCTTGCAAGCTAGTAAAGTTTGGAGTGTGCCATTTTCTACTATATTCACCCATAAGTTTATAGAAAAATCACCTGTGAAATTCATTGAGTTGTTAGGCAATGAAACATAAGCATTAGTACCATTAAAAGTAAATGCATTTCCACTCTTCCCAGCACTATAAGTTAACCCACCTTGTGCCGTTCCGTTGTAAGTACCTAGTGAATCGTTAGCGTTTGACTCACCTTTGTATACGGCATACAAGCCAGTAAGTAATGAGCTTACTGTTGATTTTAACATTGAACTTATTAAGTTATAGTAATTCATATTATGCTTGCTGATTTAAACCTAAAACATCCCATTTACCATCTGTAGAATTGTATATAATTCCAAGGTACATTGTTTTACTAATTACCGTAGTAGAAGGTAAAGTTATTCCTATTGCTCTATAGTTAGCACCAAAAGTAATTGCTCTAGCTGTTCCATTATCTTTAATTCTAATCATTAATGCTTGACCTTCAACAAAAGTACCAGTAGGATTAGCTAAAGTAAGTCCAACCGCTTGTGCTGTAATAATTACTAAATCATTTGTAGATGTAGGAGTAACTGTAGCTGAACTAGTAACTGTTTGAACCCTTGGATTAAGTGGAGCATATCCGCTTAAATCTTGATCTCCAGTATTAGAACCAGACAAAGTTGCAATACCTAACTTAGTTTTGATAGTTGCTGTAGTTTCATCACCTGTATTACTTCCAGATAATGTTAATCCAGAGTCTTTAATAATTTTTCCAGTAGTACCATCAAAAAATACTACATTATTACTTACTGAAGAAGCAGGACCAGTTACAGCACCTACAATATTTTTTTGTATTACATTCCAGTATTGACCTACAGTAGCTTGATTACCTGACACAGTTCCATCTGTATTACAAATAATCATATCTCCTACCTCAACATCTGTACCGCTTGCTCCACCAATTTTACCGGCAACACTTGCAATATACATCCAACCTGCATCTGCTGTAGGATAATCAGGGTTAGTTGAGCAATCAATTGTTCCTTTGTAAACTAATGCATTAGCATTGCCTAATAAATTATCAGCATATACCTTAACTGCATTCTGTGTTGGATATAATGTATCTGATGTACCTAATGAAGTACTAGTAGATTTGTTAGCTTCATTTTCCGGAGTATATCCTAGAGCAGTAGCAATTGATTTATGTTCCCATAAACTACTAGTTGTATTATAAAATAAACCATCATTATTAGATGGATTTAAAGCATCTACATTATGTAGTTCTCCTAATTCAAAACCATTTTGTACTTTAACAAAGATTTCTCCTACAGTAGCACTTGATCTGGTAACAATACCAAGGAATACTAAGTGTGCTGGAGCTACTGGTTTATTTGCTAAACCAAAAATTAAGTTACCATTAGTACCTAACCATACAGGATCTCCTGCATTAGCAGTACTTGTATCTAAAGGTGCACCACCTGTTCCGGTAAGTAAACCTTCAGTGATAACAAATATAATATCATTTAATGCGGCTGAACTTGCTACAAGCCCCATTGTTTTACTTGATGTTGATTCTGATGCATTGGATGCTTTAGAAACAATCATGTTTGTACCATTTGCTGAACTAACATAAACTGCTTGTCCTTTTGTTAATGCAACTCCGGCTTTTACTTCATGTTGTACTGTACTAGTGTAGTTGCTTATCCATTCTACATCATAATCAGTACCACTTGCTTTTGCTAAAATATCTCCTGTAGCACCACCAGTTGGTAAGTTTCCACTTCCACCTAATGCAATCCAAGATGTTCCATCTGAATAATAATATTGGTCAGACCAATACACTATTCTTTTAGTATTAGCACTTGCTAAATTAGTTGTAATATCTAATGTGTCTGCTTTTAGATTAATAACATTACTACCTTGTAAGTTAACATCTGTAAAAAACTTTTTCTCTGCCATTTTATTTTTTTTACAAAAATACTAATTTATAAATAAAATAAAACCCACCTTAAATAAGATGGGTTTTAAGTTTTGTAAATGATAATTTAAAAATTATAAGTTACCACCTGCTTTTACTATATTTACAACAGTTGATTCAGAAGGTTGAGTATTAGAACGTAAGTAATAATCATTACCTGATAATTCACCTGCAAATTCAGCAGGAGCACCATCATAAAAAGAAGAAATAGTAATATAGACTCCTAAATTATGACTAACTACAGCATACCAAGAGTTTATTGTATTATCAAATGTCCAATCACCAGATAAAATTGTAGCACTAAAAGATTGTGCCTTAATTGCATTATTTCTATCAGTTACTTCTTGAGAAATAGCACTATCAGTGTAATCATTAGCATTAGTTTCAGCTGTATCAACATACTCTTTGTTAGCAGCGTCACCGTTAGCTGTTGGAGCTGGTAAATTAATAATAGTATTTGTTCCGTTACCATTAGGATTAGCCATTAAATTAGTTAATAATCCAGTATTTACAAGAGCTGAATTCTCAATATTTGCATTATTAACTATGAAACCACCCATATCAAGAGTACCAGACATAGTACCACCAGCTAAATTTAATTTAGCAGCAAGTCCAGTATCAGTGTAAGCATTAGCAGCAGCTTGTGCAGCATCTGCTTTTGCAGTAGCGTCAGCAGAAGCAGTAGCTTCAGCGTTTGCTTGTGCAGTTGAAGCAGCATTGTCTACATACAGTTTGTGTGCAGCATCACTATTATTAGTTGGTGCAAGT